TTTAAATTTTTTTATATAATGAAAATAGAGATTATATATGAGTTGATTTTTTTGTTTCTCATTGGGTTAAAATTTGGAATATTTTATCAGTATATTCCTGTGATTGTTTTATTCAGATTGAATGTTAACTTGAATTTTCGGTACATATAATAACTGATTATCTTCTATGACCTTTTCATTCCATTGATCTCCATGCTCACCAATGACCTCTATTCGTTGTTGTTCGGTGGCGATTCGCATATTACCTGTACCGGTCGCTGCCGAAGGTAAATGCCCTAGCGTTAGCGTTTCTAAAATATTATAGGCTTCATCACCCAGAGGTGCGCCATTATTCTGCCAACGTTTATAAGTACTGGCAAAATTCTTGAAATGTTCTGGTGATAGCCAGTGGAAAATCATGGAAAGATGGGCTGGAAATTCGGCTAAGATCTCCGTTTTTACCCACGCCTCCAGTTTATAAGGATCGACCTTATCATTCTCAATAAGCTGACGATTAATCACTACACTGACCATAAATGAAAAGCGGTCAGCTAGGGCATATTTGTCATTGGAAAAGTACCAGTGGTAGCGCCATGCATCTTCTGGTTTTGGAAAATTATATTGTTGGCCTGATATTTTTTTAAGTAATATTCGGCCTTTAATGCGATCAAATTCCACGACTTGTGCTTTGAGTTCATAATCGGTTGGAGAATCACTATTAGCTAATATTGTTGTCGGCGGTCCATCGGGGGTAATAACATATTTCAGGATGACTTCATCTTTTACTTCGATCATAGCAGGGAAGGGACTTTGGGTGCTGGAGGTGATCCAACGTTCATCTTCTGTTCCCGTTTGATATGTCTCACTGGCATAAACCAGTTGATAATCCATATCCTCCATCCATACCGGGCTATTACACCAGCGTAAATTACCTTGCTTAAACGCTTGTTCCACGCGGTTTAAATTGCGCTCTAGATCAGTACTATTACGGGTGTTAAGCGAGAAGGTGTCTCCTGTAATATCGGTGATCATTTGGCCCCGTAATGTGAATCTTCTGTCGCCCTCAATAATAATCAGATTAATTACCTGCCCGTGCAATAATTGGTCCGTTGTTCCTTTCTGGGTAATGATTAATTGATGATTTTTAGCATTGGGCTCACTTTTTATTTCCAGATTATCGGGCTTTTGCTCACTGTCGAATTTTTTGTCAGGCTTTACCGGTAATAGCTGACGATGTTCAATCAGATAGAAAGGCAAATTAGCCAAGTTGGGTTTGTCTTTAAAACATTCCCCTCCTAGGCCAATGCGGGCGGCTATCCGTTTTTGCAGCGCTGACATTTTATCAATACGAATATTATTACGCTGGTAGGTCAATTCAGGTTGTTGAGCCAAATAACCGCGCTGAGTAGAGAGAAAATCCAATGAATCCAGAGTGAGTGGTCTGGCCGCGCGATGAGTGCCAAAATATTCCAATAAGTCATTCAGGATTGATAATTCTTTTGCATAATTTTGCCGATGGATACCGTCATCATTATTAATTTGGGAATCATTATTTAGTTGTTTGATTAAATTGGGCATGATCTCCTGATGGACTTTCTGACCAACAGTATTGGCTTTAAAAGGCCATTGTGCACCATATACCGCATTTCCCCGTTGTTTAAAGGCTAACAGTTTCGGCAAAATAGCAAGTTCAGCGCAGCCGTTAGCCAGCATCTGTTCAAAAGGCAACATAAATTGGTGCAAGTGTATTTGCTGTTGAGTTTCCGCGTAGGTCTGTAATCCATAGCAGGTGGGTAATTTATTGCTGATTGGATAGTAGTCCAAAACTTTACGATGTTTGCCCCAGTTTAATAATTCAGGCTGTGTCTCAATCAATGGCTCAGCAATAATTTTGCTCTCTATATCTTGTTTAGATACGGCGACTTTTACTCCACCTTTGGCGGTAATAATGAGCGGGCTTGCTGGCGAGGAAATTAAGCCTAAGGGATCGTTACCCCATAGCCTGGGATAATATCTTTGAGCGATTGTCCAGGACCAATTATCGTTCGCCAGCGGAGAAATGTTTTCATCGTGTTTGCCTAATGCCAATTGGGTAATACTTTGTACTCCGGGAATAGCCAATAAACGATTAGCCAGATGGCTGAGCTTTAATTCTGTCGCCGTGGTGTAATCTTTGGCCGCAGGTAGTTCAGGTATCCAGCCGTGATGTAAATAAGGTCCCGCGAATATTTCTTCATTGCTGTAGCCTAATTCTTTCATGGCTTGAGTGGTATAACGTAACGGTTTTGCCAGTACCGTCTGTGCGGTTGTCATATAGACTTTGGCGAAGATGTCAGCAATATCTCTCACATCATCATCCAGCTCAATAGCAAGCTGCAACAGGAAATCCGTGGGTTGTAGCCAGATAATTTTACTGACGGATTCCCCTAGATTACGGTTGTTTTTTAAGAAAGCGGCCAGACTTTGCTGTGCCAGTACCTTATCGGCCTCAGTTTCCCGGCCAGGGAGTAGATAAAGCCAGTAATTGCCTCTCAGCGTTAACTGTTGGCTGTCTGGCGTCTGAATGAAACTGTATTCACGTTTCTGTTTGTTATACCAGTATTGATAACGTTCACTTTCAGGTTCACGAACTAGCTGTACATCGTTAAAGAAAAAATAACCTGTGCTTTTGTCGTTAATGTTATCGCTGCTATGCAAATCCAGTAAGGCGCGGCGATAATCTTCTGCGGTAATTGGGCCACAGGTCAGCATTTGTTGCGGGCCGAATTCCTGTGGAAAAATGCCATCGTCCGGTGTCTGTTCCTCTTTTTTCGGCGTGAGGAGATCTCTCAGTGGCAGCGAATGGCGATAGGCTAGATCAGATGCACCGTAACAACCGGCTTCTAATAAAGTGATACCGGGATCATTTTCTGCTGTATTGCTCCAGAGTTGCCCAGACTGTTGCTCAACTACCGTCTTGGCTTGAGTGAGTAAGGTTTCAAAGGCGATATCGTCTTTAACGATGGGAAACAGGGCATCCTGATTATCCATTGTCTGCTCCTTTATTAGCGGAACTCTTTTCTGACCAAACCAAAATCAGTACTTCATTATCAGCGGCTTCTACACTGTCACCGACTGCTCCTGCGGTTTGGGGCGATTTTTTCAACGTTAAGTTGGTGACCCGTTCCACTAGAGGTGACTGCTGAATGGTGGCTAATAACGGGTAGTAATCAATGCGGTTGCCGGTTGTGACGCCGATAGTGCTATCTTCTGCCCACGGCATATATTTTCGGCTGAGTTCCTGCTGTAACTGATGGCGGCCATAGTCGGGATTAACCCCCGTAGCAAACACCAGTTGATAGCTGATCAGCACGTCAACATAGCTGGGATTGTTGATTTTGAGGGTGGTCCAGGGACTGCTGAGTTGGCTTATCCAGTCGGCCATTTCCGCCAGTCGGGCCGGATTCAGGATTGGGCGTAGCGCATCGTCGTTATCTTTGTAGCGGCTGTTAGGGATCACAATCAGTTGTTGCGTTTCCGGAGCCGGGATTTTGGTTAATTCATTAGCGGAAGGGTATTTGACATCAAATATGCTGATAAAATTCTCTTTCAGTAGCGTAACGATATTATCCCAACTTAAAGCACGGTTACGATGGGATAACCGGGGCGGAATTCGCGTAAGAAAAGCGGATTCTGTTTCTTTCGGACGACCGTTCCAGGATGCCCAGGGTTGCTTCACACGGCTAATGGCGACGGACGCGCTGACGGTTTGCTTGATGCTATCGGCGGCTAATCCATCGATAAAGTGATTATTTTCAACAGTTTCTGGGTTGATTAATGTAGCGGTGGTGGCGTTATACAGTATGCCTTGCATTTTGGGGTAATTCTCAGGGGCGGTTTGTTGAGAGATCTCTGCTTTCAACCAGTATCGTCCTGACGGCATTAAGGTTGCCTGATTTGACGCGTTTTGTGGCAATAACGTACTCCATATTCCCCGGTCAAACAGGTTGTGAGTTTGATCGTGAACCAGTTGATTTAATGGACTCCAGACATTTTCCTGATTCAGATAAGACCAGAATAGCGTAAGTTCTTGAACACCGACTAATTGCCAGTATAGGGATAAGGTTTGTCCCGGTGACACGTTAGTGAAGCCCAAATAGAGTGCGTCATTGGCGAATGACGGCGTTTCAGCGTTCGCGTTTCCCCAACCAAAAGGCGTGAGAGGATAAACGGTATATTGCTCAGTTTTTACTTTAGCGCTGAATGCGATTTGCAACGCACTGATTTGTGGGGTGTAGGGTAAATTCTTACCGGTCGGATCTTGCCAGTATTGGGTGTGCATAAAATCCTGTTCAGCCAATTCTATGCGCACTGATGCAGGCCAGTCATTAGGTGATGGACTATCAGACACAGAGTAGTCCATTGTCGGTAAGGTAAAACTCAGGCTTTGTCCTTGTGGTACATCGGTTCCGCCAAATAATGATGGGGTTCCAGTGAGCTTCTTTCTTTCCTGAGGCGTGACTAAATAGCCCTGGACTTTAAACGCGCTATTATCCGGTTCAGGGGTATACCCTTTATACCAGGCTTTAAAACTCTTTGTGGGCAAGCCAACCCATTGCGGAATCAGGGTAAGCGTCGCGTTTTCAGAACCATACCATTCAGGGGCAACCAGATTAAAACCGGAACCCAACGAGGGATATTGACCAAAGGGGAAACTGGTTTTATCTGTTTGTTCAGTTCCACCATCAGAGGCATAGTGCACACTGCGGTTGCCGTTGATATTGATTTCAATACCGGTAATTTTGGGCAGTATGGGTTTCTGAGTAGTGCCTAATGTTAATACCGGTACGTCGAATGTCATGCCATCAAGGTTATCTGGCGGGTTGATAGGATCAGCCGTGGATGATAATCCCAGTTCAATATTCTTTTTGTCGATAAGTTTTACCGACAACGATAACCAGTGATCTTTTGCACTAATTTTGGCGGTGAGATGTTCAGCTTGACCTTCCCAATCGTTTTCCAGCGTCAATGTGATATGGCGTTCTCCGGCGGACATAGCAAATAAAGATGAGGTAATCAGATAACCGGATAGCACCGACACATCATTAGCTGTTGGGCTAAAAAGTCGGATACCCTTTTCAGGTAATGCAATGTTATCCGAAAGATTAAAAGGTATTGCCGATTGCCAGCCATTGTTGCCATTTTTCCGATACCAACGCAGGTCGGTCAGCGCCCCTTGATTCGCCAATAAATCCGCGTCTGACGCATACTGTAACGAATTGCCGGCGCTATCTTGCCCGGCATCAAACAGGGTGCCTTGTGCTACCAGAAATTCCGCGTTATCTGTATTCAGGGTAACGCTGATAGCAACGCTATCAGCCTGGGCATTTCTGGGGTTCAGTCCCAGTAATTCTCGATAATAAAGATCACGGTGTCGTGCCGGGAAGGTGTTTAATAAGCGTTTGGTTGTTTCTAATAGTTTTAAAAAAGCCAATATAAAAGCTTGATGTGGCGGTAAAAGACCATCGGCTTGATTCGCCTGTTGGTAAATATTGGCTAATTGTTGAGGATCGTTTTTATGAATAAAGTAGAAACTGTCCCAGAACTGTTTTTTATCTTGATCGAAAGGGATGATTGCGGAGTATTTTTTAAGCCAGTTTAAAATATCCAGCGTGCTTCTTTCATCAAGTTTAAACGCAGTATTTGGCACAATAGCGGAGAGTTTATTATCTAACTCGGCCTGTCCCATATTGACACCACCTATTATTTGAATATATTCCTGATAAATTTTCAGGAGATCATGGTTATTTAGAAATAAGGTTGAAGGGAGGATTTATCCGGCCGTTACAATATATTGGCTGGCAATAAAACGGCCTTTTCCCATACTGGGCATTGTCACATCCGGGCCACTCGATGGATTATTCGCCGGTTGTGTCGGGGTGAAACGGGCGGTAAATTGCTGCCCGACCACGATCACCGTGGCGGTGCTGCGACAAAAGTTTGCCTGCTGGCTGGCATCCAATTGAGCAATGGTGATCATCCCCATGCCGGGTATCGGGTGGCTAGGGGTAATATATTGCGCCTGAAATTGGACCTTTTTTTCGTCACCCACAATGGCGATCTTTTTACCTTGGATCTGGGCGTGCCCGCTGCCTCTAATGGTTGCTGGTCCCAGAAGGGTGACTTGCCGGTTGCCGAATAGCGGTTCAAATAGCAGATTGTCACCATCCACCACCAGTTGTTTACTCATAGGTTCACCCACACCTGGCCTTCGCTGACTTCAAGGATGCCGTCAAGTTGTTGGCTGATTTCGCTGCCTCTTAGGGAGTAAGTCACTTGGACATGCAGGGTATTGGGGAAGTCCGTTTTCTGGTTTATCTGAATCGCGGTAATGTTTGCGCGTGGTTCATAACGCAGTACTCGTTCTTCAATCCGGGTTTGGATCTCTGCCATCAATTCATCACTGATATTTTCAAACAGATAATCATTCAGGCCACAACCATAATCTTCACGCATAATCCGTTCGCCGGGTTCAGTCAGAAAAAGAATTTTCATACTTTGACGAACATTTTCCGCACCTGCTGCCATTTGGACACCGGTGGGTATTTCTGACTGTATATTCTCTTGGATAAAAAACTGTGGCGGAAAAGCCCAACCCCGACCATAAATATCGGCTAATATGTTGTCTGTCATTTTGCTGTCCTATTATTGTGTTAAGTTAATTTTCGCACCTTTAATATCGACGCCGGACTTTCCAGTGGCTGACAAGGATTTTTCCGCCTGTAGGTTAATTTCCTGGCCTTTGGTGATAATATTCTTCGCTGAGTTTATCGTAATATCTTTATCCTGTTGCAGTGATAATGAATGTTTTCCGCTATTAAGGGCGGCAATTTTATCTTGATGATTGAACACTAATGCTTGTTGATTATCCCCTTGTTTAATGACCACGGTTTTTATTGGATTTTTTTCACTGGGTTCTATTGGCGCTTTATTTTTCGGGTTGTGCATAGCGCCTAATATCACCGGGAAGCGGGGATCGCATTCAAAGAAACCGATAATCACCTCATCCCCCGGTTCCGGGTAGAAACAGAACCCGCTTTCATGACTGGCATAAGGTTTACCCAGTCGGGCAAAGAGTACACTGTTGGTTAAGTTTAACGCCGGTATCCTGACCGGAATTCGGTCCAGTGACTGCTTGTCCTGTTGGTATTTTTCCACAATCCCCACATGCAGCTCTTTAACCGGTGGGACCACCGGTTCTGTCTCCGGCAACAGGCCCAGAGTTAGCCGGGTACGCCAACCTTGCCGCTGATTGATGGTTTGGCTGACGCCGGTGATAATTCCTTTACCATCCATTCCCTGACCAAAGCCGCTTAACGCCAGAACATCCCCCGGTTGATAGTGGCTATTCCCTGCAACTTCAACATTGCCGGAGACGTTATCACTTCGCAGGTTATTCAGGATGCCTTGCGCAAGGTATTTGGCTTGTTCATTATCTTGCGGATAGCTAAAAACCCATTGCCATGTCTGATCGGATAAGGTTGCCAAACTGTCTGGCGCGAGTTGACCACTGCCAAGCCGACTGTTTTTTGCCTGAGTGGCCTGAGATAGTTTTTGTTGTGCGATATCCCAGGATTGTACACTCACCGTTTTGGGGCTGTGCCGGTTATCCCATTGCAGATCTGCCTCAAACAGCACAATGTCTTGATCACCGGCACGTTGTTTAATTGTGTGCACAGTCGATTGATTAAGTGATTCCGGCGTCACCAGCGTGACCGTCTCGTTATCGGGTAATAACCAGATATTGGCGGCGACCAGCCGGTTTTTTAAGAATTTCCAGTCATGGCAGCGAAACTGGACCATTTGCTCATGTTCAGTTTTAAGCTGAGGCGCCTGTTTTATCGTGACAGGTATCCCTGCTTGACTGAATAGTTTTCTGATAATGGCTTCATCACTTTGTTGACTGAATAACTGTGAATGGAAATTGTCAGTGAGTTTTTGCAGTGGATGTTTCGCCGTTAGGGTAACCAGACTGTCCTGACCTTTGAATTTAAGCGCTTGCCGAACAATGATCCCCTTAAACAACACGGTTTTTTGCAGTCTCACGATCAGTTCTTGATTGGGCCGACAGCTTGTGAGTTCAGCTTGAGCTTTAGCGGCAAAAATCGCGTTGGCGTCACCGGCTACGCTAAGCGTGATATTGGCGGTGGGGATACCGTTGATTTGGTGGTTTACGGTCAGACTCATCACAGAAAACTGGCTGAGGGTTTTTCCCGCTATTTTAACGTCTATCGCCGGTATCTTCATGCATCCCCCTGTGCCTGTAGCGTTTGCCCCGGGGTGAAATCATCAAGATTATCCAGATTGTTTTGCCAGGCGAGGGTGAGGTAATCAATGCCGCCTGCCAGAGAAGCCCCGGCGCCTAAGGCGATTAACGGCAGAGAGAGCATATCGGTCACGCTGACTGCGGTGATCGGCGGTGATTTTAACTGCTGTTCAGTGGCTTGAATAACAAAGCTTTCGTCCGCGATCAGCGATAAAGTGGCGCTGGCTCGCAGTGGAGTAGCGTCCCGGTCAAATAGGGTGTAATTGATGGTGAGATCACTAGCCCGGCAGGCGAAATAACCTTTGTTTTCCCAACGCATTTTGCCCCATTTGATTTTGAGGAAGTGGGGCACGTTGGTGCTGGCATCCACCGTACACAAAGCTTTCAAGGTTGTGAGTTGGGTTTCTACCGGGATGTTGTTGCCCGGCATGGTCGCGTCAAATAGCAGGACTAACGTCAAACCGGCGGGTTGTGATAGCACATAGCGGCTGCTTTGGCTGGCATTGTTAACGCTTTCATCCTGTTGGTAGTGGGTTTGATAATCGAGCTGAATCCCATCAGGGTTATACATTGCCTGTAAGCTGCCTACGGAGATTTTCCCTTCCCGGTCTTTAAAGGCGGTAAGGGTGAGTTTGGACAGGCTGCGTTCAATTAAGCTCATAATAGCCTCCGGTTTCACGCAACGCCTCTAACACTTCCCGTTTGATAATCTCGATCAGATGGGCGTTATCTAGCGTCTCTTGGGCTAATGTCTGTGATGTGATGGGATTACTCTCGGAATCAGTCACTTTAGCTCGAATAATCAGCTCCTTAATTTCGACGGTCATACTTTTACTCCTAACCAGCGCATATCTTGATAACGCAACTCCAGTGAATTCACCAAAACGGTATTGCTATTGGCGTCAAAGTCGCCGGTGGACCAGCGTACCGGTAGCGCGTTGCTTAATGTCCAACTTGCCACGGGTAACGAATTTTCATTCAGTAACATAATCACGACATCGGCATAGACCGCTTTTTCGCCACGCAGGACACGATCAAACACCAGCGTGAGTGGTGTCACCGTCATCACACCACGCTCCAACATCAGACTGCCATGTTGGATTTTTTCGGCCAGCCAGGTATTTCTGGCGTTTTCCCCGCCTTGGCTGTGTTGGCTAGTTTGTAACTCACGGCTCAGGCCCGATATCCGTTGAAAGGCGATATCCAGTGGACTGGGAATGTTGTTAAAAAGAAAACTGGCGATAAAACGGTGTGACACTGCCGGGGTGTAGAGGTTGTTCATATGTTGCCTCTGTTTGACTTAGCGGGTGGTACCGGTATGGGTATCAAATGTCAGGCTTAGCTCAATAAATTCGGCCGGAATTAGGACCGCGAGGCTAATTTTTATGATCATTTTTCCGGCCCGTATATCGGCTTCACTCATTGATTCACCCACACCCAATAACACCTTGAACGCCTGATCTTCTTGGGTGCCTCGTAGCCCGCCGTTTAACCATAACTGACGCAGCCAGTTATAAGCTTGTCCTTTAAACTTCATCCAAGTGATGGCGTGATTGGGTTCAAAGACAAAGGCTCGGCCCAGTTGGGTCATATGGGCTTCGATATAGGAAACCAGACGGCGGATCTGGATATAGCGCCAGAGGGAACCGGGGGTATTTTCCAAGGTTCGGCATCCCCAGATCCTAATGCCTTTGCCGGGAAAGCTGCGCACCAGATTCAGCGAGGCGCCAGCCGGGTTAAACAGTGCATTCGCTTCAATATAAGAGTGTACCGGGCTAATTACTTTGGCTAAGGCAATGTTGGCCGGAGCGGTCCAGACGCCTTGTTGGTTATCGTTACGCTGGATGACGGCAGCTATTGCGGCGGTGGGTGAAAGCACGATAGGGTTTTGCGCATTATCCAGATAGGCGCTTTTTAGCTGCGGCCAGTATACCGCGCCCCATTGTCGATCAGCGGAAGAAAACCGTTTTAAACATTCAGCGGCTAATGTCGGGTCATCAGGGGCATCCAGTAATGCCATAATGCCGCGTCGGCTCTTACAAAGATTGAGCGCCGATTGCCAAAATTGTAACCAAAGATCTCTTTGAGTGTAGGAAATATCTGTCTGATTAAAGCGAATAGCATCCGGGGTGATAATCAGAGTAATGTCGTTCTCTGCGGAAATCGTTTGTGTCAGCCACGCTTGTTGCAGTGCGGTGATCAATGACGGAAAATCGCTTAATTGTTTCTCCGTACCCAGTGATAGCACATAAGCTTGTTGACCGCCGTTTTCAAAGAAATGGCGCACAGAATAGTACATTAATCCTGACTCAGGAAATGACCGGGCAAAGTCGGCCAAACTGTTAAGCTTGATAGCCGTTTTATTGACCAGCGATGAGGTATAACCAATAAAAACCGGTATACCGATAAACGTGTCATCCTGTTTTGGGGATATCAGATTTTCTGTGACGCTGACGCTCGGCTGTGTTATCTCCATTATCGTCTCCTTAACGACTGAATAGACGCGGTGTTTAACCGCGTCTCAGTACGATTACTGGGCTACATTTTGTGAAAACTGAAGGATAATAAATTCAGCCGGACGTACCGCGGCCATGCCCACTTTGACAATCATTTTCCCTTGTTTAATGTCGTCGTCGGACATGGTGATACCTTTACCAATCTGGACAAAATAGGCTTCCTGCGGTTTATTTCCGGCTAATGCCCCTTGTTGCCAGAGGGAGTAGAGATAGTTGTCAATGGCTGATTTCACCCGTTCCCAGGTGGGTTGGCTATTGGGTTCAAAGACGACGGATTGCATTGCCTGTTTGATATCGCGTTCTGCGCTATTAAACAGACGCCGAACTGGAATGTAACGCCAGTTGTCATCATTTTTCAGAGTGCGTGCGCCCCACACGACAAAACCTTTGTTGGTGAAATAGCGGATGGCATTGATACCTTTTTGGTTCATGGTACCTTGCTCATCGTCAGTGAGCCGTTCGGTGATATCACTGATCCCGCTCAGTACAACATTTGCCGGTGCTTTCCAGACACCCCGGCTGGCATCAGTGGCGCAATAGATACCGGCCATGACTGCACTGGCAGGAATGACGTTGTTGGATTTTGTTTTGTCCTGTATTGCTTGGACAGCTTTTTTGTAGACATCCAAGTTTTTCTCTTTGAGCTGCGCTAGATTTTTGACTTCATCGGGTTTTGTTTTTGCATCTTCATAACCTGAAACTGTGATTAGGCTATCTTCCTCTTCCGCTTGAATAGGGTGTGAAATTTTAACCGCCGGATAATAAGTCGCGGTTTGTGATTGCACGTTAACGCTAGGTGGGGTTGTTTTGTCTTGGCTGTCAGCGATAAGGAAATAGCCGGTATTCAATAATGCGGATGTCAGGCTGTTGTATATCGCGCTCTGGTAGGAAGAATCCTGTTCAGGGCAGACGATTAACGTAATCTCCAAAGCTTGCTCAATTAGCTGTGGAATTAACGCCGTAGTTTTAGCATCTGCTGAATCGGCAATTGGCAGGATATAACAAGGTCCGCCGCCATTTTGGAAATAGAGTTTTAGCGCATCGTTGCTCGTTGTCGAGGTAACTGTATTTATAGCGTAAGTGTAATCTGTGTTTGTATCGTCTGCGTCAAGAGCAATATCGGCAGTTGCTGTATCGCCTTCAACGTTCTTGGAAGGCGGAGAGGGAGGCGGTGGCGTTGGTTTAGTCGATGTGATAGCGATTGACGTAATACAACCGACATTAAATAGATTCGTAAAATCCAGCCAGCTACTAACACGTACCGCTTTTAGGGTTGCGCTGGTTTTTTTAGGTAGGAAGCGGCCAATAAAAACAGGTATTGCGGTATTCCCGTGGCTGACAGAGAGCGATAATGACGCATCTTCTTCAATATAGACGCCGGGATAGGTCGGTGTTGTTGGCATGCTGCCTCCCATTATTGTGCGATATTCTGCGTGAACTGCAAGATAATGAATTCGGCTGGACGGACAGCGGCCATACCGATTTTGACGATCATTTTGCCTTGCTTGATATCATCATCGGTCATGGTGATGCCTTTACCAATTTGAACAAAGTAAGCCTGTTCGGCTTTGTCGCCCATTAACCCGCCTTGCTGCCAGAGGGAATAGAGGTAGTTATCGATAGCCCGTTGCACAGTTTTCCAGGTGGGTTGGCTGTTAGGCTCAAATACCGCGAAACTCATGGCATTTTTAATGTCCCGTTCCGCGCTGTTAAACAGGCGGCGAACTGGGATATAACGCCAGTTATCGCTGTCCTCAAGGGTTCTGGCTCCCCAGACCAGCGTACCGCTCTTAGGAAAGGTACGGATCATATTCAACGCCTTACCTTGGTTATATTTCCCTTGCAGGTCGTCGGTCATCGGATATTTAGGTTGTAATCCGCCCTGAACAGGGACATTGGCGGGAGCTTGCCAGACACCCCGGCTGTTATCGACACTGGCATAGATACCGGCCATGACGGCACTGGGCGGAATATCAATACTGGCTTTATTTTCTCCCCATGCAGCGGTCAGCCAGGGATAATAAACCGCGCCATATTGTGTTGCTGAATAAGGATTAAGTACATCGTCTGGTTTTTGGTCTGAGGTTATTTGAGTTTTAGGGCCGTCAAAAATGGCGAATAATCCTTTGCCTAATTGACAAAGTGTTCCGACGGCGGTTGTGATCTCTTCTCCGGCGGCAACCAATAGCGTGACATCATCAAGTACCGGTACTTGCTTTTCTAAATCTTGCGTTTTGACGAGATAACCATATCCACCGCCGTTAATAAAATAGGCGCGCAGTGCGATATCCAGTTTATCGGAAGGATTAAATTGTCCACCTTTTAGTGTTAAATACTCCAGCCAGCTACTGACGCGAATATAGGGCTTACCTGATATTAATGAATTATTATTTGCGACGGCAAAAACAGGCACTGCCGTTGCACCGGAACGAACAGAAAGGGACGGTGAAGCGTCCTCTTCAATATAAACGCCGGGATAAGTTGGGGTTATTGGCATATTGCCTCCAAGTTATAGTGCGATATTTTGCATGAACTGAATGGTGATGAATTCAGTTGGACCGATGAGCCATGCCAATGTTGATCATTATTTGTTGGCGTACTGGCAATTGATCGTGTCAGACGATTATCTTTTCAATATAAACACCGGGATGGCTTGTTATTGGGGATGTATTAAGCAGCCTGAATGGTGACGCGATCTGCGGTCAACGTGATTTCCTGAACGGCAATATCATTGCTGGTGGCATCAAAAGAGGGGGAGGTGAATGACGTTGGGAAGGCATTTGTCACATTCCAGGTCATTAGAATTTCGGTGCCGGCTTCGTTGGTCAGGCTAATTGCAATATCTTTCTTCTCAACCTGATTAAGTTGAATAGAGTTAATCCAGTCAAAAAGTTTAGTGTCGCCAGGGAATACCCCTTTACGCAGGGTAATATTGATCGATTGACGTTGGCCCGGCATTTTGTAGTAATTCCCGGTGCCATCTTTATATTCGATAACTTCATGAGAAATATCTAGCCCGGAAACGTTGTTAAAGGGGATTTGTTCGTCACCAACCGAGACAACAAACCGATAAGTAGGAATGGGATAGTCAACCGCGATTTGTTCTGGAGTTGTAGCCATGGTTTTTTCCTTTATTATTTACATTTGAAATAGAAGAAAAACGTCTATTATTTTTTTCCTAGTACTTGACTATTGGGTATAGCTACCGCAATAACCTGGTTTACATAGGTTATTGTTCGTGTTTAAAAAATTATTCAATGATTATTTAAATCACCTTTGATAAAACAAAATAATTATAGGGGATGAATTCTTATGAGGAATATCAATTAATAATAATGGTAATTGTTAATTAATATGGTAGGTGTTAATGATTTCATATGTCAACATTTCTCTATTGTTTCTATAAACAGGGTGATAAATTACATTTGTGATATTTAATTTTGAATAATATTGTATGTTTATGGAATGTTTTATTGTCATGGTGGAATGGTTTTGCTGATAAACTAATAATCAGGAAAAAATTAATCACTCTGATGATTATTAATGGAATAGGTTAAAATGCTTATTGGAGTACAAGGGAATGAGCTTTATTCTACTATTGAAGATGGGATAGCGCTAAGAAGAGGGTATTTCAGATGCTATTGTTTAATCCAGTGGATTGTTTGCAGTAGTCATGGATAGAGAAAATAAAAGAGAGTGCGCCACAGGTGGCGCAAAAAAATATTATACGAAATACGCCATATAAAGACGGGTTAATCTCTTTTATTCCTTTGGACCAGGCATTTTATGCCAGGTGTTTGTGCCTTTCTTTTTATATGAAGTGATATAATTCAGGGGAATCGGGGTAATAAATGTCAGCTCTTCTGTACGTGCGGGCATCATTGCGACGAATTCTGATTGTTGAAGAGTCTGGTGGCTCATCAAAAATTCAGGATAATTAATTCCTCTTTTATCTTGCCTGATTTCCTGACCAATAGTTTCTCTACTCATCTCCTGCGGTCTTAGTCCAGGAATTTCCATCTTGTACAGGTAGGCAGCGTGTCCCCCATATCCACCACAATCTGTATTTATTCCTGTGGATACATAGTTCTGATTTGGACTCCTGACATGTCCTACCATATGCGCTGATGGTCCATCACTAATAAATGCATCCGTCAATGCATTCTTAATCTCGGTAATATGCTTTTTTGACCATGGATAAAATCCACCTGCGGCTACGATTTTTTCAGGATCCCGATTATCTCCTCTAAAAATAATGACATCTTTTTGATCTGTCAGTTCTAATTCATGTTTGCCAACGGATAAAGTTGAAGATGTTATGTCATTAAAACTTGATGTTAATAATGTCTCAGAATCTACAGTGGAAGACGTTGATCGATTAGCTGCTGATGTTGAACTTTCCGCAGTTGTAATAACTGGCAGTTTTTTTCCCTGTAATGATTTTGGCTTTGGTTTTGGTTCTGGTTTATTAGTATTTACAGAAGAGCTGCTTGATGAAGAGGGCATCGCAAATTGGGAAGTCGATTTTTTGGTGTCGGATAATCCTTGTTCATTCAATGCCTTTATACGTTCACTTATTGTCAATGTGCGGTTAGTCGGAGCCAAATTATCAATTTGTGATGAGCTTTCTTTTTGCTTTTCATTTTTGTTAGATTCGTTTTCCATATTATCACCTATTTGTTTTGCGTAAGAATGACATTTGTGAGCAAATAATTATATTAATAGCCTATATTTAATTCAATAGTCTTACCTTACAGCGCAATGCTGTATATTTTTATTTTTCTATTTAACTGTTTGTATTTAATGAGTGAATCACAAAATAGATATTTTAATTGAAATGTATTTTCAGACATGTCTTATTTTTTAATAAACATTTTTTCACAATAACAGTCTGATTAATCAGAAAAATAATAAAATAGGTGGATTTCAAAGATAAGTTATTATTGGGAATGGGAAAATAGGGTTTGTAATGCAGTCGTCTCTATATTTTTAGCCATATTACTTCCGGCAGATTCAGGGGAGTCCATTGATTTTAAGGTCCAGTCTAATTGTTTTAAGTGACCTTTAACCACAACCATCCATTTGTAATATTCGGAAATATTCTCTTTCCAAAATGTATATTCATTAATTTGGTCTGAACTAACAGCACTATTTCCCCTCATGTGATTTAAATCCAACCCCATACCTAATGACGTGCTGCCTATATTACTCTCATCATGTGCAGTCTGTATTGAGGATCTTTTAACGCTATTCTCTGAATGTTTAGCCGTTTCACTGTGTTTTTTGTTTGGCATATTACCAGCTTTTTATTTATCCAGGATATACCCTTCATCTTTCAAGTTGCTGCTTTGTTGGCCGCGTTCACTTACCCCAGTCACATCGTTATCTA